CGCAGCGCGATGGTTTATGGCCTGTGGCTACAGCGCCACTACCAGATTATACTATTAGCCGTAGTTTGCGGTTTAATAGTGCTGATCCAGGGTATCTTAGCTGGACTCCCGGAACTATAGGTAATCGTAGAACTTGGACTTGGAGTGGTTGGGTAAAGAAAACTGTTATAGCTACAGAGTGTAAATTGTTTGGTTCAGGAGCTACGTCTAGCGACCATACTTACATTATGTTTAGCGATAATATATATACCGATAGTCTATCTATTGCATATTTTAATGGTAGTACTCATGTTTGGCGATTAATTACCACACAAGTATTTAGAGATCCTAGTGCTTGGTATCATATAATAGTTGCATTTGATTCTACACTATCTACAGCTACAGATAGGGTTAAAGTATATGTAAATGGAGCACAAGTAACTTCTTTTCAAGTAAGAGTTGATCCAGCATTAAATGTAGAAACATATATAAATAGTAATAATACTCATTACTTAGGAACACAAAGTAGTCAAATAACAACAAGTTTTAATGGTTATCTAGCAGACGTACGCTTAATAGACGGCCAACAATTAACGCCTAGCAGTTTTGGCGAAACCGACTTAACTACTGGCGTTTGGCGGCCTAAAGCCTATAGTGGCAGCTATGGTACAAATGGATTTTACTTGCCATTTACCGATAATAGCACGCAAAATAACTTAGGTGTTAACACTGCTCAGGTTGGTGACGAGCTGCGTAATTATACTGTACTGCACCTAAGTGGTAATCCAGCAAATACCAGCGGCTACAACTGTTTTAGTGATCGTAGTAGTAATAATCATCTATTAACTATAGCTGGAGACGTGCGTACTAGTGCACGTAGTCCTTTTACTGATACCGCCAGTGGTAGTGCTTATTTTGATGGTAGCAGTGACTATATTACAGTTACAAATAATAACTTATTTCCGGCTACCTCTACCACAGCGTTTACATTAGAAGCCTGGGTATATCCTACAACAAGTAGTGGAAATTATATTCTAACTAGCCCTGTAGCTTCCAGTACTGTAAGATATTGTTTTATGTTGGGTACTAACCCTGATAGTGCTTCTGGAACAAAAGTAGTATTTGGAAGATTTAGTGCAGCATGGACATATCTTGCTAGTGCTACATCGGTTAGTTTAAATACTTGGACGCATATTGCTTGTGTATTTACAGGTTCCACTTCCCAAATTTATATTAATGGAAATCTAGATGCTAGTGGAGGCGCTTCTACATGGGTTACTGGTGGATCATCAACACTAACACTTGGTTATAGGTGGGATGAATATGCTGCTGGAGCTCCATTTTATTTTACAGGTAATCTATCAAATGTTAGAGTTACCACGGGTCAAGCACTGTTTACCGGTAATTTTACCCCAAGCAGCAGCCCACTAACTAGCACAACAGTAGGACACACTGGTACTGGAGCTGCTAGCAGCATAACTGGTACTGTTAGTTTACTTACCTTAGTTGATAGGGTTGGTGCTAATAACAGTGGATTTATTGATGAAAGTACCAACAATGCTGTAATTACACGTAGTGGCAATGTTACGCAGGGTAGTTTTAGTCCCTTTGGTACTAGTGGTTGGGCTATGTACCAATCAGATATTAGCGGAAATTATCCAAGTTTTACTACATCTGCTGGCACTGCATTTCAGTTTACCGGTAATTTTACAATAGAAGGATGGGTATACCCTATTATTTATAGTGGTACTGGAGATACATCACTTTGGGTTACCTTTGATGGTTCAACCTATCTTGCATTAAATTATGATGGATCAGGTAACTATAATATATATTTAAATAGTGGAGCTCCAACATCAACTTTTTCTTCCGGTATTGTAACAAATACATGGAATCATGTTGCAATGGTTAGAAGTGGTTCCACGATAACTTTATATACAAATGGTGTCTCCAGAGGAACTATACAGAATAGTGCAACACTTGGTCATGCTAATCCAAGTCTTGCCAGAATTGGTGGTGGTGTTGCTTCATGCAGCAGATATGTTAGCAACTTGAGAATTATAAAAGGAACTGCTCTATATACCAGTAATTTTATTCCATCAACAACGCCGCTAACTGCTACTACGGGTACGGTATTATTAACTTGCCAAGATAACAGATTTGTAGATAATAGTGCTAATAATTTTAGTGTTACTTTTACCGGCACACCACAAGTTCAACCACTATCGCCATTTCAGCCGCATACTAGTGTTACAAATACTTATAGTAACTTTTTTGATGGTACTAATGATTATATACAGAGTACCTTACCTAGCACAATAACAGGAACATTTACTATTGATTTTTGGTGGTATAGGCCTGCTAGTGGTGTCGCTACTATATTTAATATAGGTGATAGTATGAGTGCAGACAGTGCCGAGGTTTATATTGGTACTAATGGTACTATACTAAAATACTATAATAACAATAATGAGCGTATAACTACAAGCACACTACCTACCTTATCAGCTTGGAATTATTTAGCTGTAACTAGAGATAGCAGTAATGTAGTTAGATTATACTTAAATGGCACACAAGTAGGTGGTACTTATGTACAAACAGGGAATCTATCTACACAACTTAGAATTGGTTGCGAATACTATAATGGGGCCCCAGCATTTGCTGTAGGTGGTTATATAAGCAATTTTAGAGTTTCTAATATTGTTAGAGATGTTTCTAGCTTACCAAGCGCACCATTTGTTAGCGATGCTAACACCCTTGCCTTAACTTGTCAAGATAGTACGTTTAAAGATAACAGCAGCTATGGTTCTACAGTTACAGTATATGATGCGCCACGTATTTCAGAATTTAACCCACTAGGCCGCACGTTTACTACTGGTGTAAATTACTCAGCAACCACACACGGTAGTAGTGGTTATTTTAATGGAAGTTCAAATAACCATCTATCTACAACAGCAGGTACTGGCAGTGGTTTTGATTTTGGTACAGGTGAGTTTACAGTTGAAGCGTGGATTTATCCATATAGTGTAAGTAGCTTACAAGGTATATTTGGTACTCATGTAGGTGGAAATAACTGGTGGCAATTTAGATTAAATACAACTACACTTGAAATGTGGGGAGGTGATAGCACTGGAACCGCGTATACAGGTAATACAGCTATACCAGCTAATACATGGACACATATAGCTGCATCTCGTTCGGGCACTAGTGTATATGTTTCAGTTAACGGTTCTGTTGTTGCTAGATCTATAGGAGCTGCTTCAACATTTCCAGCAAATACTAATCTTACAGTAGGAAATCTTTATTCTACTCCTAGCAATTATTGGTTTAATGGACATATAACAGGTGTAAGGATATTAAAAGGAACAGCATTATATAAGTCAAATTTCGTACCACAACTACAACCACCCCAAGCCGTAGCAAATACACAACTTTTACTAAACTTCAACAACGCCGGCGTTGTGGACTATACTGGTAAAGGTGTGTTGGAAACTGTAGGCGATAGCCGTAGTGTAACTAATAATAAAAAATCACTGTTAGATGCTACTGGCAGCGTTTATTTCGATGGTACTAGTGACTATTTACGCTCTAGTTTGCCAGCTAGTTATTGGAATTTGTCTGGCGATTTTACAATAGAATTTTGGATCAACCCTATTGGCAATAGCCTATCTGGTAGTGTCTACTATGACATTATAGGTACTTCCAACAATAATGTCTACATTGGCAGTGGACAAACTGGTTGGGTTATAGCATGGAGTGCGATATATGGACTAAGATTTGGTTGGCAAAATAGCAATACCTGGTCCATAGACCAAAGTTTGCACTCTACCACACCAACATTTAATACCTGGGCACACATTGCTGTAGTACGTCGTGGCTCTACGATTACAGGCTATATAAATGGCATAGCTGGTAGTACGCCTATTACAAGCAGTACTAATTTTACTTCTTCACTTTATAGTTTACATATTGGATCAGGTGCTGGCCATCAAAATTTTGCATTAAATGGCTACCTACAAGATGTTCGTATTACTACCATTGCACGCTACACCGGCACCTTTACACCGCCTGTACGCACATTTAGTGCAACTGTACGTGACGTTGGCCACAAGCAGTGGGTGGTTAATAATCTTAGTGTAGCTAGTGGTGCTGGTAATGATAGCCTAGTAGATACGCCGACTAATTATGGTACAGATATTGGTCTAGGTGGTGAGGTTCGGGGGAATTATTGTATCTGGAATCCATTAAATGCAACTGGTGCGTCAACAGCAAATGGAAATCTTGAAGCAACTCTTACTGGTAATGCATCATATAGTCCACAAATTCGCGGAACACTTGCTCCTATTTCTGGCAAGTGGTATTGGGAAAATACTGTTACTGTTGATGGTAATCAGTCACATTGGCTAGGGGTTATAGCTGCTTCAGCTAGAGCAGATATAAGACTAGATAATAGTAATGCTCTTAGTCAAGTAGTTTATGCAAGATATGATGGACAAAAAATTGTAAATGGAACAATGTCTGCATATGGAGCTTCTTATACTACAGGCGATATAATTGGTATAGCACTAGATCTAGATCTTAGTACTATAACTTTTTATAAAAATAATGTTAGTCAAGGTACTCTTAGCTTACCTACCAGTGGCATTGCATATGTACCAGTATTTTGGTATTCAACTGCAAATACTGGTGCCTCAGGAACCGTTGCAGCCAATTTTGGTCAACGCCCATTCAACTATACCGCACCTAGTGGCTATAAAGCACTGTGCACACAAAATTTGCCAACACCTAGTATAGTTAAACCAAATACGGCGTTTGACACTGCACTTTATACAGGCAATGGTACTTCCATTACGGTTAGCGGCCTCAACTTCTCACCCGACCTTGTCTGGATGAAAGCTAGAAGTGGCGCATTTCAACATGGAATTTTCGACAGAGTTCGTGGAAACGGGCTTGGACTTGTTTCTAATTCTACCGCAGTTGAAACATCTTACGCCGCAGGCGCATTCACCAATGACGGATTCACAAACACCACCGATTACAACGGAAGCGGTGTGACTTATGCAGCTTGGTCCTGGGACGAGAACCCAGTAGCCGGAGTCGATATTGCTCTTGCTACGGCCAACGCTTCAGCAGTGGTAACCTATAACCATTCGCTGGGCGTTTCCCCAGCGTTTGTAATCTCCAAATCTAGGTCAGCCACAGTTCCATGGCTGGTTTATCACAAGAGTCTAGGAGCGAATCAGTACCTTTTATTAAATACCTCTGATGCCTCTACAACTCTCAACGGAGTATATACCGCCTCGTCCTCGCAGTTTACTATTACAAGCCAAACTGCGAATGCAACATATGTAAGCTATTTATTTGCTGAAATGCCTGGCTTCTCAGCATTTGGTAGTTATACAGGTAATGGTTCCACAGACGGACCCTTTGTATATACAGGCTTTAGACCGGCTTGGATTATGATAAAACGGTCCGATAGTGTAGAAAATTGGAATTTATATGATAATAAACGCAACAGATACAATATTGCAGATTTAGAACTATATCCGAATCTTACCAATAGTGAAGGAACTACTGCTGATAGAGATTTTTTATCAAATGGATTCAAAATTAGAAGCAATAACATAGGCAGAAACGCCAGTGGTGGTACCTATATCTACGCAGCCTTTGCCGAAAACCCCTTTAAATATAGTCTAGCGAGGTAAAAAATGTTTGCAGTTGTAAAAAATAATCAAGTAGTTTATACACTACAACCTGGCCAGCAATTATTTGTTGATGGTGTAGACTATGGGTTTAATTGGTTAACAGCACTTGATACTACACGCCTAGCACAGCTAGGCGTGCAAGAAGTAGTTAACACACCTATGCCAGATCAACAGTACTACTGGGTTAGTAGTACTGTTGAAGTTGTAGATGGAGTAGCAACCTGGGTACATGCTACAACACCTAAAGATTTAGCTCAGCTTAAACAACAAGCTATAGCTAGTGCAAAAGCTAGTGCTAATCAGCAATTACAACAAACTGACTGGACTGTTATAAGAAAGTTTGAGCGTAATGTAGATATTCCACTAGCGGTAGCCACAGCTCGTCAAGCTATAGTTGACCAGTGTACAGCCAAAGAAACAGCTATTCTAGCTAGCACAACTGTAGAGGAATTAATACAGGCTGTACAATAATGTTTATATTAAACTTTATACCAAACTGGTTTTTTCCACTGTTAGCCACAACTTGTGTACTCTTATTCTTTATAACACGATTCTTTACACACTTAATACCACAAGCTAAAGTTGTACACTATAGCACTATTCCACTATTTGCACTCACAGTATTTTTCATGGGTGCAAATTGGAATAACAACTACTGGCAAGATAAATTGGCGGCTGAAACTGCCAAAGTAGAACAGGCAGCTAAACAGCAAGAGTTGGCTAATCAAGAACTTAAACAAGAACGAGAAGCTAAACTGCAGCAGCTTAAGGAATCGGCAGAGCGTGAGCGTCAGCAAAACAAACGGTTTATTGAAGTCCTAAAGTCCAAGGACGCTACAGTGCAAAATGTATTGGCAACACTTAGTAAGGCTGAACAAGATAAGTACGCTGCACTAGGCGAAAAGGATAAACAGGCAGCTAATAAAAAGCTGGAGGATGTACTAGCAAATGCTAAAAATTGTCCTACTGTGCCTGAGCTATATGTAGAGCGATTAAATAATACTGCTAAGGGTGTTAAGCAATGAAATGGATGGTATTCTTACTAGCATTACCACTAGCCGGGTGTTTACAAACATTTAAGATGAATCCGCCTTGGCCACAAGTACCTGACCAAGCAATGCTTAAACAGTGTGAAACACTAAAAACCATAGACGCACAGGCTGTAAGTATGGCAGAACTTGTAGACCTAGTACAACAAAACTACCAGCTGTATCATCTTTGTAAACTAAATAATGATAGTTGGGTAAAGTGGTATAACACTCACTGGAAAAAGGACAAGTAATGGAATTAACACTAGATCAACTTAAACAGGTTATACCAAAAAATCAATATGTAGGCTACTGGCATCACGCCTTAGCTCAGCTACTACCCCAATATGAAATAAACACACCAGATCGCATAGCTGCCTTTTTAGCACAATGTGCGCATGAGTCGGGCGGATTTGTGTTTATAAAAGAAAACTTAAACTATCGCTGGCAAAGCCTACGTAAAGTATTTCCCAAGTATTTTCCCACGGACGCATTGGCGCAGCAATATGAAAAGCAACCGCAAAAGATTGCTAATCGTGTATATGCTAACCGTATGGGCAATGGTCCTGAGGAGTCAGGCGATGGTTGGCGTTTTTGTGGACGTGGATTGATACAGGTAACTGGCAGAGATAATTACAGTTGGTTTGCAGCTAGCCTACAGATTAGCCCTGAGGAAGCGTCCGAGTATATGGAAACCTTTGAAGGTGCAGCACAAAGTGCTTGCTGGTTTTGGGAATCAAACAATCTCAATCAGTGGGCAGATAAGCAGGATATAGTTACACTTACAAAACGCATTAATGGCGGAACAATAGGTTTAGAAGATAGACAGAAACATTACGAACATTGCTTACATATATTAAGCTAAATTTAGGAGTTGTATACTATGCCAACTAAATCCGTAAAAATATCGCCAAATTCTTCTACAACAACGGATAAAAAGGTTCATACAGCTGGTTTAGGTTTTGTTTTACTTATATTAACAAATTATCAAGCCGAAGTAAAACAAATATTACAAGTTATTGTAAAGTGGATAACATAATGAAAATAATTAATAAAATTTTAGACTATTCTAAAACACCTTTTATACTAGCAGCAATTATTTTTATATGTAGTTTAGTATTATTAAGTATTTTTAAAACTGCTGAAACACAACTAAATAATTTAAATAATGCTATGATTATAGCAAATGAAATGTCTGATAGCAGCGACGATCTTACTAATTATGCCAGATATTATGTTACTACAAAAGATGAACAATGGAAAAAAAGATTTGAAAATATTATTAAAATAAGAAATGGTGAAGAAGCAAATAAAGATAATGTAAAAATTAGTTTTAAAGATAAAGTAAAAGCATTTGAATTTTCTACCAATGAATTAGATCTTATACTTAAATCAGAAACTTTAAGTAATAATTTAGCCATACTAGAAGTAAAAGCATTTGATTCTATAAAAGCTGGCAAAATAGAACAAAACTGGGACGTACAACAATTTCATTATACACAAGCTCAAATATTTATGTTTGGAGAAGATTACACTAAACATAAAAATGAAATAATGAATACTATAGATAAATTTACAAAAACTGTTTATGCTAGGCTAGAGCATGACTATCAAATTAGCATGAAATTAGCCTGGTTATTAATAACTATAATTAATATATCCTTAATAATTTTAGTTATATCTGTGCAACACCATAATAAAACAATATTAATGTCTAGCACAAAAGTTTCTACTAGTAAAAGAAAAGTAAAGGGCTAAATTATGCCACTAATATTACTAATTATAAGTTTATTTTTAGTTAGTTGTAGTGATATGTATCGTTATCCATGTCAAAATCCAGATAATTGGGAGCATAAGGCCTGTAAAAAACCCTACTGTAATGCTAATGGTACATGTCCTGAAGATTTAACACCTTATGAAAAAGAACGTATTAGCAATAATCAATGGCGACCAAAACAAAAGGATTGTAAATGATTAAAGATTTATGGAGTGGTCCACGCTATACTGAAGATGAGTTAATGGCTCGACTTAAATTTTTTATAGGTATGACACTAGCTTTAACATTATTTGGTATTGTATTTGTTGTACTTTATAGTTTAATATTTGTAACTCAACCAATGAATGGTATGAGTCCTGTAGATAATAAATTTTTTGAACTTATAATTCCTATTGCTACATTTTTAACAGGTACACTTAGTGGTATTATGCTAGCACATGGAGATAAAGAAGCACAAAAAGAAGCATTAAAATCTGCAAATAAAGGTTGGGATCGTCCACCTAGCCCATCACCTACAACAATGCCTACAATTACAGTTGGTAGTAATGGTGTTAATATAGGTACAAATGGTGGTAATCAAATAACCGTTGGTTTTGGAGGCAAACTACAGCCACCACAACCACAATTTCCAGAAATATAAAGGTTATAAATATGTCAAAAACTTTATTAGCACTACTAGTATCAACTTTTTTAGTTTCTAATACTTTAGCATTAGAAACTATCATTAAAAAAGAAGAAAAACCTCCTACTAAAAAAGAAGATAAAGCTCCTAGTAAAAAAGAAGATGCTAAAAAAGAAAAAGCTTGTATTGATAAAATAAAGGATGGTAAACCAGTTTTAGATAAAGAAGGTAAGCCAGACCAAGTTTGCAAGGAAGTTAAGATTCATCAGAAATTAGAAGGTAATAAAGTACCGGATAAGAAGTAATCTTTAACTAACTTAATAGGAATTAATATGGGCAAAAGCAGCGCTAAAAAAGAACGCAGTGTAATACCCGTAGAATTTAATTTTAAGGAAATAACACCACTAAATTATATTCAAGAAACATATTTACGTGCTATATGTGAAAATAATATAATTTTTGGTATAGGTAGTGCAGGAACTGGTAAAACTTATATTGCAGCTACTTATGCTGCTCGTGAATTATTTTATCGTCGCATAAATAAAATTATACTTACTAGACCTAACATAGAAACAGGCCGTGGTCTAGGATTCTTACCTGGCACACTAGATGAAAAATATGCTCCTTACCTAGAACCTTTTAATGATATTTTTATTCGTAGCTTAGGTACTGGATTTTATGAATATGCACTTAATAAGGGCGATATAGAACCTAAACCGTTGGGATTTATGCGCGGAGTTACTTTTGATGACTGTATAGTATTACTAGACGAAGCGCAAAATGCTACTCGTGATGAAATGAAAATGATCTTGAGTCGCATAGGTAAAAACTGTAAAATAATAGTTAGTGGTGATCATGATCAAAGTGATATTACTAATAGTGGCCTAGAAGATGCTGCTAAAAGGCTAGAACATATTCAAGGTATTGAAGTAGTAAGATTTATGGATCAAGATATTGTTCGTAGTAAATTATGTAAAGATATTATAATGGCTTATAGGAACTAATAATTATGGAAACAGTTACAGAAGCAGTAAGTAAATTGTGGTTTTAGGAGCTGGCTTAGTTGCCATAGCTGCCTATGCAGTTACAATTAAAGTAAGATTAGATTATCTAGAAAAAAATTATGACAAACAAATTACTGCTCTCTGGGATCAAGTAAATAGATTACTTAAAGATGTAAAACATGGAAACTAAACTAGCAACTATTATATGCGGAGATGTTATTGGCTATAGTTCACAAATGCAACAAGATGAACTAGCTACATTAGCTAAACTAGATAAATGTCGTAGTATAATTGATCCACTAATTAATAAATATCGTGGCAGATTATTTAATACTGGTGGCGATAGTGTATTTGTAGAGTTTGCTAGTACTGTTGATGCTGTTAAATTTAGTATTAACATGCAAGATGAAATGTATAAACTAAATAATAGTATGCGTTGGCGTATAGGTATGCATGTAGGAGAAGTTTGGATATATGGTACTAATCTTATGGGCGACGCTGTTAATCTAGCTGCTCGTACAGAAAGTCTAGCTGATTATGGTGGTGTTACTATGACACAATCAGTTTATGATTTAGTAAAAGGTAAGCTAAAAGAATACAAATATGTTAGCCGTGGTAAACAAGAATTTAAAAATGTTGATCCAATGGAAATATGGAGTGTAGTACTTTCATATGCAGAGCCTAATCCACACTTAAACAAAGCACCAAAAGCTAAAAATAGTGCACTAACTAAAAGTCATAGAGAACTTATAGCTGCTATAGTAAATGATCAAGCAGCTAGAAATAAAACTATAGCAGATGCTCAAAATTTTAAACGTAATAAAAATTTTAATGCAGCTACTAGAATATTGATGTGGCGTATTAGTAAACAAGATAGCGAAGCACTAAATGAATTAATTGATATGTTTCAAAAAAATCTAGTTACGCAAGAACTAAAGCCTTATGTTTTAGCAATATTTGGTGAATTTTGTCAAAATACCAATAGTGAAACAACAATAAAAATAGCTGATTTAGTTCTAGAAGATAGCGAAAGTTTAAGTATTAAACTTTTACAACAAGCTGCACTGGTTAATGAAGAGGCTAGTTATAAATTAGCTATGTTAATATTTAATAATTCTAATAGTAGTACTAGTGAAATTAATAGTGTTATAGCAGATCTACAAGAAAGTGCGATGAAACGTAAAGTACCGGCTATGCTTAGTTTAGGTAAGTATTACTTAAAAGTACAAGACAATAAAAATGCTTTTCGTTGGCTCTATGCTGCTCGTGCAGAACATAGTGCTGAAGCACAAAAACTACTAGAAGCATTAAACAAAAATATTAGCAAAGCTGAATTTAATAATTTTAAAACAGATGCTGATGCACTAGTAGACCAAATTAAATTTATGGATGATAACAGGATGAAACAATGAGTACAGATTCACTACCAGTATGTTTAACTTATCAAGAGTTAAATTTTAAAAATCATTTAACTTGTATAGAATATGCTGAATTAGGGCCAGCAGATCCTAGAGAGCCAAGTACTAGTTATTGGCAAAATAAAGCACTATTATGGGCAGTACCAGATGGAGTAGCACGTACAAGATTATGTATGAACTGTGCACACTATAATAATGATCCAGAAATAGTAGCACTAATACCCTCTAGTCCTGGAGGGCAGCTAAAAGCTAGTGATCTTCCAGTTATGCCAAAATGGGCAGATATACAGGGTATGCCTACTGCTGTATGTACTAGATGGTCTATTACTTGTTCAGCGCTACGTACTTGCAATGACTGGGAAGATCCTAACTTAGATCCTAACAATGCAAATGTAAAATTTATAACACCTAGTAAAGCTGAGGTATCAGATGGCTAAAACTTATAAACCAACTACTGGCATGGCTAGTGCTGCGCGCCGAGCACTTAAGTGGAAAAGTGAAGGTAGAGCAGGTGGTACTCTAGTAGGTCTAGCCAGAGCTAATCAATTAAAAGATCGTGATCCATTGTCAGCAAGTACTGTATTACGTATGTACAGCTTTTTTAGCCGTCATGAAGTAGATAAACGTGCAACTGGATTTAATAGTGGAGAAGAAGGTTTTCCTAGTAAAGGCCGTGTAGCCTGGGATCTTTGGGGAGGTGATGGTGGATATAGTTGGAGTAGTTCAAAACGAGATCAAATTATGCGTGAACGTGAAAAGAAAGCATTGCAACTAGTTAAACTAGCACAAAAAGGTATAGTTGCACATACAGATAGAATGGTTATTGCACAAGTTCTAGAAGATTATGCTAATCAAAATATTAGTGAAGACCTAGAAGCATTTGGTCAATTTATGTATCATGCTGAACTACTACGCAATGATCACCTAGATGTTTACTTACTAGACCTACATATGGTAGCTCAACCCTATCGTGATATACTAATAGAAGTATTTAGTCAATTACATGATATGGGTGATATGACTGTAGATGAAGAAGATAGCACACTAGATACACCACTATAAATAAAAAAGCCCGCACTAGCGGGCTTTTTTTATTACTTAACTACTTCTAAACTTGGTTGCTCAGCTTCGGGCTTTGGTAGCTGTGGCTGAGCTTGCTGCTGAATTTTTGTGCTAAGTGGATTAGCAATTTTAGCAGGTAGTTCTTGTAGTGCAGTTAAAATAGTGTTAGTTTCTTGAATTGAAAATTCAAATTTTAGTATAGTATCTTCCATATTGTTTCTTATTGGTTAAATAGTTTCTTTATATACCCTCAGCGCACCGGACATACGCCACTAGTGCATTCATCGTCTAATAACTCGTCAAAACTATTACCTGCTTCGACGTCAATTGGTTTTAAGTCTTGAACATATTTTCTAAAAGTAGATTCATCTACTACTTCTTGTGGTAAGTATAAATAGCCCAAATCTTGAGCAGTTTTAGTAGGATCTGCTCTATATATAAAACTTACCCCTACATAGCAATCCCAGTTATTTAATAACCAGTCAATGATCTCGCACACTTCGCTAGGATCATAACTAATAGTTACTGACGTATTTTGTTGTGTCCAACTAGTTTGCAGCAATTTATATCGCTCTAGTTGCTCTATAGCAGTTTCTAAATTGACCTCTTTGCCGGCTTCTTTGTGAAAAGGTACATCTTTCCACTCTACCGGGAATGTTACTAAGACACCGGTTGGGTCTGTAGGATGATTAATCACTTTATAACCACTATCTCGTAACAATGGAATTAGAGGATCATGTATACCAAACTGTACATTATTGAAAATGTACTTGCCTAGCGGCTTATGTACGCCTTCTGTACAATCCATAATCTTACTTAACGTACCGCTGGGCTTAATACAAGTGATATTCTTTGGACGTGGTAATCCTAATTCATCTGCCATTGAAATGGCTGCGCTTGTTGCAGTACGTTTTAGATATTCATAGTCGTAACTAGTCATATCTGGACGCATTGCAATGCCTGTTAAACCAACTCCACAGAGACGTAAGAAATAGTTGTTAAGGTGCCAAGCTTCCTGTAAGATCCCGTCTTTAAGATTAACACAGGTCTGACGATAATTAGCCCTGGCAGCCAGTCTGATCGCATCGTGTAGTCCTGCGGTATTACCTTTAAACTTGGAGATGTCCGTTTCTGTAAGGTTACAGAAGCTTTTGTTGCCCAGCAAGATTTCAACACAGGGATTCGCTCCTTTAAACCATGGAGCACGTCTAAGAGCTTCTTGTTCATTGATAAATCCTGGTTCACTACCGCCAGCCTCTAGCATAAGATTAAATATTTCTTTAAGCTCTTGGCGTGTTGGTTTTTCCTTAAATACTAAACTGTTATTTGATTGTTGTCTGTGCTCACGTCCATACAACCAAAAATCCTTTTTAGCTATTGCAAATTCTTGCCATTCCGGTTGACCGTAGTCGAAAAGAGCGATTTCAGCACTTCTACGACTGGATAGGATCGTTCCGAGATGATTAATAATGTCAAGAATATCCATCCTAGTAAGAAGGCTATCAGCCCTACCATTAAGTATGTTGGCAATTGCAACATAAGCTTTTGAAATAGCACTGTCACCACTGCTAACCCATCCATATCCTTTTAATCTTTCACCAGCAGGTCTTAGTTGACTAAAATCAAGTACAAGAGTAGTAGCAGGATACTTGCCCGCAAGCAACTTTCCAATAGACTTCGCCCAGGCTTCTGCACTATCTCCAACTTGAATTGTCCAAGTTTTTGTGTTTGCATCCCAGGTTTCAACATTATATTCAAGTCCACCTTTAGCAGTTCGTTGACTCTTAACAACTTCTATATTTTTAATTGGTTTTGAGAATCCATTTAGTGTGCCTACAATAGGTTTGAAGCCCACACCACACATTTATGTTAACTATATATTTCTATATAGATCAGACTATATCATCATCTTTCGATGGAGTATGTTCTAACATATATTCTACAGCATCAAAATATGCATCACTACAACGTTTACTATTTAAAGTTTTAGTCGTATAGTGCAAATCTATTTTGTAATAAAATTCTGGTAAAAAGTACTTATGCGTTAATACTATTAATTTCTGAGAATTTTCTGGATTAAAAGAAACTCTAGGTTTAGATTCTCTATTATATCCTGCATTATGCATGTATAATTTTGTTTGAATATTCCAAACATCATTAAAATATTGCATAATATTTTTTATACTTAACTCATCAAATGAGTCCGTACAAATTCTTAAATTTCTAGTATTATTACTGGCTTTATAATCCAAATATCCATCATCCATAAACCAAAGAGCTAATCCTTCCGGCGTTAGGCTATTTAATATTTTCATAGTAACTTGTTTTGTACCAGTACTATAAAGCTCTTGTCTATATTTTTCAAAATATGGATGTTTATCTGTTTGTACTACATAAGATATATTTCTATTATATATTTTTCCATTAATTATTTGCTTATTACCTCTATCTCTAGTATGATAATAAACTTGTATATCTGGAGCAATATTTTTTAAAATGCTACCTTTATATAATATTAGATTTTGTGATATTTGTTCACAGGAAAATTCATTCCTGTTTGTTATAGTACTATCACCTAATAAAGTGCCATAAATAGCACCTTTTACTTCTGCTGAATTTCGGGACTGGTTCATCATAACCTTCCAACCTTTCTATATATGTTTAGTCGTTGAACCTTTTGACCTCTTAGTCTAAGGCTGCTGATTGTCCAATTCTATTATTTCTTAACTATCACGCTTACCCTTCCGGATTACGTTGTAGTAAATAGACTCTAAGGAGTTTCCAGCAATTTATACTCTTTATACAGGGCAGTGATTTTGTTTACCCTGTAGTAGTAGCCACAAACAATCTACTACATCATATACTGTTTCTACTTGAGTAAAGCTACAGTTAAATTGACTGGCTTCACGAGTTTGTGCTACTGGTGTACCACCTAACCATAGTGTGCGCCCAGCCATCAACACTTTACGCTCTAGCATTAGCTGCTCTAGCTTGTCTAGCTCCTCTACTTCATGAAAATAGAGCTGACGACCTGCTGCTCGTTCCCATAACCAACGCTGGTGATCTTTAACTCGTCTAACAGTTTGTTGCCAGTTTTCAAACTGTTTACCATCATCACTAGTAGGACGATTATAGGTCCTTCTAGTAATTACTTGTGCGCGTGTGCTTACTTGCATAATATCTCCTATTTTCCAGTACTGCCAAATCCTCCAGTACCACGTTTTGTATCATTCCAGCTGTCAATAAAATCACAAATAATGACTGGAATAATTACTAGTTGTGCAATTCTATCGCCAATATTAATTTCATACTTGTCATCGCTAATATTTTTTAGTGCTACTTTTATATTTCCACGATAATCACTGTCAATAACGCCTACACCATTAAGTAGTATAATTCCTTTCTTACCTTGTCCCGATCTGTTAAATACGAACCCGGCAAAGCCTTCTGAAATTTTTACCGCTACACCAGTATCTATAAGTTTTATTTCACCAGGATAGATATCTAGTGATTCAGTACTACGTAAGTCTGCGCCTGCATCTGTAGGATTGGATCGTTTGGGTAAGTAGGCTGCATTATCTACTCTACACTCAATTTCTTTTATTTTAAACATAGTTCTAGTGTTTCATCAATTTGTTTACAATACTCAGTACCAATTGCATCGCTACAATAGGTTACTAAATCCATTAGTTGATAGTTAAGTTCTAGTTGTGTTTTTGATTGATTAATTGCTTCAATATATTTATAGCGTCCACTTATAGGTATACTGTTAATAATATCCCAAGTAGTACCATATTCTTCAATTAATTGTTGTGCACGTTTAGGTCCTACACCAGCTACACCAGGAACATTATCGCCACTATCGCCCATAAGACATTTAACATGTATATACTGTTCTGGTTCAAATGTATAGTAATCTGACCAATTTTCCCAAGTAGTTTCTTTTCTAGTAACATAACTAAATCTAGATACTCCTGGTTTTATAAGTAAATCCCAATCTTTGTCGCTTGACATCAACCAAATTTGGTCAATAGATAGTTTGCGCTTTTTACTAACAATATAAGCAGCAATATCATCTGCTTCTACGCCAGGAAATCTTAGTACTGGATAGTGCTCTACTAATAACTCTAGTGTTGTAGTAAAATCTTCAAAGAATAATTCAAACTCCAACTTTTCAGCTTCGCTTTGCTTGTCGTACTTATCTTTACGATTTTGTTTATACTCAGGATAAATAGCTTTACGATAGCTACTAGACCCTTGATCTGCTGCTATAATTACATGTTGAGCTCGATAACTTTTTGCTAAACTTTCTACTGTTCTAAGATAATCCTCAGCAAAGTCTCTAGCGCCACTGTGTTTAAATCGAAAGGCAAGGTTCAATCCGTCTACTACCATCAGTGTTTTTTCGGTTCGTTCAAATTGTTTAAAAGTTTTCATATTATTTTATGGTCTAATCTATTATTATAACACTGTTGATAACAAAAGTCAATCTACAAATTTAGTTTTGCTATTCTGAAGCCAATCTTCTAATAAGAACATATAAAACTCATAATCTTGTGAGTAGAATAGCAACCAACGACTATCCATCATATTATCATCAACTATTACTGTAGCACCAAATAGTTTACTGCGATCATATTTAAATATTAATAGCGGTAGTTTATTTACTTGAAATGCTTGACGTTGTGTTTGTTGCCACCACTCTACAATTTGTGGAGTTTTATGTGTTAGTAATCCGCTATTAATATGATCTTCTGCATAGCCTTTTACTTCTACGCAATAGTTGTTAACATAGTTAGGAACGTAAAGATCACCTTTTAATCCATGCTTGGCATCTAGTGCTCCACTGCTAGGAACACGTTCCCAGGCTAGTCCGGTATATTTACGCAACATATCACGAGCTAGAGTTTCAGTACGTGCACCTTTAGCTCTGCTGTCTACCACTGGTAGCCTCACTAACATGTTTAGCTAAACGATTCCAGTCTATAGTACCATCACTATTAGTATATAAACTATCTAGTTCAATCTTTTTTGTTTCTTTAGATCGTTGTTTATGATATTTATTTAGTACTTTTTCCCAATGTTTGGCACGCATAATATTATCCTTCAATACGAGATATGTTAGCACGTTTAATAACATTTACTCTCTCTAAAAGTGGATGACTAAATCCATGGCTGATTAAGAAGGTATTTAAGTGTTCTTCTCCTAATAAAACTTCTACTAATTTTTCCTTGCCATCAACATCAAGTGCCTCAACAGTTTCATCTAAGATTAATAAATTAATGCGGCTACTTGATAGTGTTTGCATTAGTTTTCTAATTGCTAGTAGTGTAGCTATATTTACACGGGCTTTTTCACCACCACTTAGTGCATTAATGTCAATATCACGACCGTTATCTGTAACTACTACTAGTAATTTATCACTACTATTTACTTTAAAACTAATCTGAAATCTACCATCACTTAAGTCTACTAAGTACTGATTAGTAATCGACTCCAAATCTTTAACTAAACACTCTATTTTGTAAGCTACTAGTCCAGTTGTGCTAAATGTTTTTGTTAGTACCTGCAGTATACTCATACGTTCTGTCATTAAGTGTAGCTGAAAGCTATACTCTTCTAATTCTTCGCTCATTTCCTGCAATTGTTGGCGAATAGTATCTATTTTACTGTTATGATTTTGTATTTGTAGATTTTTATCTTCTGCAAGTTTAATTCGTTGTTTAGTTTCTTGTATAGTTCTAACCAAGTTATCATATTGATTTTGTAGTTCATTTTTATCTAATGTTTTTGTTGATAGTGTGTTATCAATAAGCTGATGTAATCGCTCAAACTCTTGCTGAGTTTTTATAGTTTCTTTATTTAATCTATCTAGTTGTTGTAGTTCATTACATTTAATTAGTGCAACCGCAGCAGTGGCACGAGCACTTTCTATTTCCTCTTCTTTAGCAGTAATTAACTCTTGAGTTTTTGTGCTATCAATTTCGCTAAAACAAGTAGGGCAAACACCACTTAAATTTTTAAGTTTTTTAACAAATACTTCACCGTCTTTTACGGTTTTCATATTTTCTGTTTGCTCTTGCTGTAATTCTTTAATTAGCTCATAGTCAACAGCTTGCTGATTAGAAAAATCTAAATTAATAGATTCTAACTGTTTACGATAAGTATTATTTTGCACAATCTTACGATTGGTTTTATCTACATTGGCTATCTCTAAATTTAATTGTGCTGCAGTTTGTTCTAGTTTAGGGTCTAGATTTTCTACTGCTAGTAGCTGTTTGGGTGTTAAATCAGTTTTTTCATATTTGTCTAGCCAACCGCGAACAGTATTAACCTTAGCTTGAGTAGCACTAATTTCCTTACCAAGCTCTAGTGAAATATCTTTAAATACTTCGCTTGCCTTAGTATACTTAGTTAAATTTAAGATTTCTATTAAAAACTTTTTACGAGCAGTATCAGCACTAGTTAAAAACTCTAGGCTCATAGCATTTGATTGATAAACAATCTGTGCAAAGCTCTTATGATCTATACCTACAATATCTTCTATTATTTTGTAAGTTTGTGTTGCTGTGTGAGCACTAATATCTTGACCATTTTTTAGCAATTTAACAGTTTGATTAGCACCGCGGATAGTTTTGATTGTATAATCATTATTATCGCGTTCTAAGTCAAGTTCAATTGTATAAGTTTTATCTTTGACATACCTGTTAAGTATATCAGCTTTTTTAATGCCCTTACTATTTTTATTAAATAAGACTTCTTCTAAGATAAGTGCAATACTACTCTTACCATGTCCATTTTTACCTACTAGTTGTGTTAGTGGAGCTTTGACAAAATTAATTGTATTATTACTACCATAGCTAAAACAGTTATTCCAACGTAATTCTTTTAATGTTATCATTGCTCCAAAACTTTCGCTTATTTAAAAAACCTAATTGTTCTATTAATAGTATTATATCAACTGCATTATCAAATTCTAGTTGCCAACTATTTTGTGAGCCATGCTTACGCTCTGCTAAAATTCTAGCAATATAATAAAAATTAGGATGATAATCGGTACTAATCATGTTCTATTTTATCCAATTGATTTTGTACTTCTAATACAGCTTTATCAATAGTAGGTTGTGGAAGTTGTAATATATATTGTAAGTACTCTTTAACTTCTTCTACCAGTGTCATGTCATTGTCTAGCATGAGTTGTACGTCGCTGTTACGCTTGATAACCTTTTTATCAATAAGATCGCTATCTTCTAGATCGCCTAACTCCTGCAAGTCACCCTCAACTTGATAAATTGTGTGATGGTATGGAGTTGGCGGTTTAGGGTCACTAGGACTAACGGTTTTTCTTATTAATTGTGGTACTTCTAGTTTAAGCCACTTATGCTCTAGAGTTTCTGTATCTAGTAATATAACACCAGTTTCAACAACATCTCTATGAAAACTAGTAGTAACGGGACTACCAGGATATAAAATATTACGTTGACAATTTTCATAGCTATGTAAATCACCAGCTAGTACAATATTCCAACCATTAAATATATCTAAGTTTACTTCTGGTGTAACATGTGGAGGTATTTCTCCACGAACATGTGTACAAAGTATTCTACCACCTTCTGGCCAAGGATTTGACTGTTCAAAATCTTTTAGTTTATTGTAGGGAACAAATTCTATACCATAGTCGCTATAGTAGTCATCTATAACAATAACATTACGCTTAGTACTTAATAGATTAGTAGCCCTAGCAAGATTTGTCATAAATGTAGTAGATTTTTTAACTGCTTCATGATTGCCACTATAAATTATAGTCGATATTTTACAACTACTAACTAGATCAAAATATACTTCTAGTTCGTCCATACTAGGTAATTTATCAAATACATCACCACCTATAACAAATAAATCAGCTTGTTTTTGTAGTTGTTCAAATTGCTGCCATAATAGATTATATCTATTTTTAGCCCAATCTATAGGAACATTTTTTTGACCTAATTTTATGTGAATATCAGCACTAAATAATATTTTCATTATTTTTCCTGTTATAAAAAAGCCCAGTAATGAAAATTACTGGGCTTATTATTAACCTAATTCTTTAACTGCTTCGTGTTCTGCTGTATCGCCATCTTCATCATCACTTTGAGTGTTGATTTTTTCTAGCAATGCTTTAACTTCGTCTGCTGTAGGTCTAGGAAATTTTTCATCAATGTTTTGTGCTGCATCTGCTAATGCTTGTTCTTGAGCAGTTAGTTTTCGAGGTTTGCAACGTAAAACTTGTAGCGTATACTCAACATTAAATGGAAGGGGTCCAGTCTTTGTACGTTTAAATACCACGTCCCAACCTGTATCATAATCGGTAGGATCACCTAAATCTTCGGCAGCTGTAACAATCTGCTCAAATAATTTCTTTTTAAGATTTAATGCTTTTACCTTACTATCTTTAGGATCAATACAGTTAATTGAGTAGCTCCAGGTACAACGTAAATCTGGATAATAGTCAGGTACATAATCTTTTTCTAGATTATCAAACTTTTCTTTTTCACGACTAAAGGCCAAACATTCAATAGGAATATCTTTATTGTTAGTGCCTTTTATCCAATAGATATATCTAGGAAGTACGCCACCAATTAATCTAACTGTATTCTCACCGTCTTTGTACTCGTAAGTTTCTACTTTATTTGATGCTGCTTTACCTTTTGTTTGTTTAAAACTAAGTGCCATTTATTCCTCGTATTTGAAGTATATTTTATTGTTTTCTGTTATTAATAGCGGATTGTATTTTATTGCTTCTAAGTTTAGATCTGGAAAATAAGTTAAATCTAAATGTTTGTATCCTAAATCTTTATATTGCTGATAACTTCTTCGACCCGCTAATTGTATATACTGTGCTTTAAATAGTATATCTACATTATGATCAAAGAATAGTTGCCCAGGATTTATTAAAAAACTACTTCCTGCTAATTTATATTTAAATCCTTTATAGTAATCTTCTAATAATTCTACTAATTGTACTTGGCTAGCATTAGCCATAGACTCTAATTTTGATAGGTTAAATGTAAAAACAGTTCTTTGATTCATAATATATTATACCATAAGTAGTTCAATACAACAAGTTAAAATTTCTATACCAATTGTATTTCCCAGCCTTTTTTCATATATAATCCTAGCCTATCATTATTTTGTTTTTTATCCGCCCAACCACTAAATTGAATATCAACTACTATAGGCTGTGGTTTGTTAGGATAAGGACGCATAATTCTACCTACAATTTGTTCTAGTAAACTATCATTACTCATTGGTACTGCTAGGATAACGCAACTAAGTGCGTTAATTGAGATTCCCTCGCTAAAGATTTGTCTACTACCAGCAATGCACATCTTTTCTCTGTTAAGTATTTGTTCTTTAGCATATTGTCTTTCTTCATAGCTGGTGTCGCCAGTAACCAACAAACACGTTTCTCCAACATAATTTTTTACTGCCTCTAAAAATTCTACGCGATCTGCTACTATCAAAACACTATGATTTTTATCAATATGATAATTGGCAAGACCACTAATAAACTTTCTATAATAGTCATTTTGTGTTAATTCATTTATTTTTTCTACCCAGGTTACGCCTGTTTTTAGTGTTAAATTACTTTTTACTAGATGTACAATTGGATTTATTGTATTAGATTGTTTTGGACGAAATACTGTACTGCCAAAATAATCACTAAAAAATACATGTTTACCATCTTTACGCTCCATAGTACCACTAAGTGCTAGTCTATAACGAGCATAAAAACTATCTATAGTTTTACTAAAAGTAGTAGCAGGACAATGATGTGCTTCATCTAATATAACTGTACCAAATTCTTTATTGATCCTGTCTAAATACTTAACAATACTTTGTACATTACCAATTACTATAAAGCGATCTTCTATATCATATAATCCACTGCCTATAATACCTGGATCTGTACCAAATAGAGTTCTAACTTCATCACACCATTGATCACGTAATGCAGTAGTATGTGTTACTACTAATGTTTTTTGACCCCATTTATGGGCAATATGTAGTGCAGAATAAGTCTTTCCCCAGCCTACTAGTGCATTAATAAAACAAGTATCATTGGCACTATTATAAACTTCTAACTGATCTTCTCGTAGTGGATATTTAGTCTGTGGAAATGGTACAGGATTAGTTACACGTTTGTCTACTAGTTCATATCCATCTGGTATTAAATCTATTCTACCTTGAGGAATACTAAGTATACCTTTTGGTAAGATTTTATAATTTTTAATAGTTTCTATTACACTAAAATTTTTACTGCCGGTATTTTTTTTAAACTTATAAGTAAGACTATCCATTATAAATTTACTATTTAATCTACCAGGATCATCCATATAAATCCTGTTAGTTATAATAGCTTTCATACTAGTCTCCAAGTTGTTTGAATAGGCTCGCTGTAATAACCATATAATAGATTACATCTATTATAGTGTAATATGCCTGCATATAATTCATGGTCTTTAGGAACTTGTAGGCTTTTAAATCTTTCAACAAGACCCTTAACCTCTAAAACACAGCCTATTCCACTTGCAGGCAAAATTTGGGTGATCTTGTGTGTGGCTAGTTTGGCGCGTACAAGTTTTTTATGTTGAAATACTTTTCCTCGACTATCAATAAACCAAGTTGTTGATTTGGCTAGTTTGATTACATCTTGTAGAAAGTAGATTGCACTACTAATCTTATGCAATTTAACTTCTTGTTCGCGAAGAACAAGCCTACGTAATCCGAGTGTAGGCTTGTCTATATTACCATCATCTACGATTCTATATCGACTAAACAATTTAGGATTGTCTTGATCAATATATTCGCTAGCATAAAATATTACTTTATTATAGATATAGGGTTCTACTTCGCCTAGTCTAAATACGGGCCAGTCCAGTGCTGCTAGTCCTATAGGTTTTTTCAAAACCTCCGAAACTATAGTCATCGCCTATGTCCTGATCAACGCCAATAGGAAATCCAGGAATATTACAACCCCAGTCATATTGTGTACATTCGCGTAATATATTACAGTATTCATCTACGTCGTTGTCCTTAACAAGTGCCACGATTGAGTCATGGACAAGCATGAAGATTCTTGCGTCAAGTTTACGCTTTTTAACTGTTCTAGCAGTTTCAATAGCTCCCAGTAAGTTAACGTCGCTTGCAAGCGATTGGATTTCCGAATTAATTCCACTACGTACTTCGTGGGCTGCGATTCCTCTATCACTGCTGAATACATTAGGTAAGCGTCTTTTTCTGCCAAAAAATGAGTAAGTATATCCATTTTGTTCAATAAATTCTTTTCTACTATCAAGCCAGTGTTTTAACTTTTTAAATGTTGTAAAGTACTGCTTAATATCATCACGAGCACGTTCTACTGGATAATATTGATTAGTGGCTTTAGTAACTGTTACACTAACTTTATCGGCTCCTGAACCGTATAAAATCCCGAAACTAATTGCTTTAGCACTTTGACGCATATCTGGATAGAGTTTTTTTACCTGCTCAACTTCACATGGTAAGTCAAACACCATTTTAGCTATTGAACTATGAAAGTCTCCGCCATCAGTAAATATTTTTTGCAGATTCTTATCGCCACTCAACACAGCAGCATAATACATCTCAGCAGTTCTTAAGTCTTGCGAAACAATCTTATAACCCGCTGGAGCTTTGATACACCCTTTGATGATTGGGTCGTCTCGTGGTATTTGCTGTGCATTAAACTTCCCACTACTAGATAGACGACCACTAGTGGTAAAGATAAGATTAAAATTAGTGCGTATCCTATCATCACGATCCAGCTCAGGAAGTATTTTATGTATATACGTGTTCTGGATTTTTGATAGCTTTCTGACCTGTAGTATCGCTTTAGGAAGTTCATGTTCCTCACTTAATTGTTCTAGGACTTCTGCATCTGTTGAAATAGCACCTGTACTAGTTTTTTTACCCGTTGGCGTTAATCCTACATAGTCAAATAGTATTGATCTCAGCTGCATAACACTATTAGGATTGAAGATTTTACCTTCATTCTTTTCAAAGAGTTTTACCTCGTCAAAAGTGTAAATATGCTCCTTAGCTTGCTGAATTTTTTCACTAAGATAGGCATCAGCGAATTGCATACGTTCACGGCTAATAGGTATACCTACTTCTTCCATATCCATTAAGAATAGCGTACCAGGAATTAAGATTTTAGTATACACACTGTGCAGTTTATCGTTTCTTTGAATAATAGGCCAAAATTTGTTATAAAGCTCTAGTGTAACCGCTGTATCAATACTAGCATATTCACTAATAATATCAAAGGGTATTAGATCATAGGTAAAGTTTTCATTGAGTACACCATGCTGACGACAATATTCTCGCTTAAATTCATCCAGTTTAGCGTCATAGTCACCATAGTCTGTATATTTTAGTGCTAATTCTTTTAGTCCATGACTATCCGTTTCATCTAGTACATAATGCATAACCATTGTGTCATGTATTCGTGTACGGTCAAATTCTAAGTCTAGATGATATTTAAGCATTTTATAGTCAAATTTCATATTGTGAAATACTACTATAAATTCTTTACAGATACGTTGTAGTAACTCTGCATTAGTTTCACTTAAACAATCACAACTAATATATCTGCCATGATTAGGTTTATAACTAATACTAACACCAAGTACATATCCATCTCTAGGATATAAACCTGTGGTTTCTGTGTCAATGGCTACGACACCTTGTGCATTTTCTAGTACTTCTGTTAAGAATTCGTATGCCGCACTTTCACTATTAATACCACAAAAATCACCAGTTTTAGGAGTACCAGCTTCACCATTAATATATTTATGTATTTTATCTATGCTACGTTCAAAGTCTGGTTTACCTTCTGGCTTAAAGGCTAGCATTGCTGGATTACTAATTGGTATAAATTTATTAGCTACTAATTGACCCGCGTAGTTAGTTACGCTAGTAACTTTAGCGTATTCTTTGGCTGCTTCAGCACCTACTAAAATTATTAAATCATAAAGATCAGTATCAATATTTAAATCTACGTCTTTTTTCAATAACTTAGTAATTGGCTTAGAACTCATATGAAATAGTTCAAAATTAAAGTTGAAATACTGTTCATATTTAGTACGACTAGGTGCTTTATCAATTACTGCAATTTTCATTTTATAGTATATTCCTTAATACTTGTTACGTCTATTTGATTTAATTCGCCTGGATCTGAACCGTCTGGTAATTTAATTATTTCAACTATAAACTGATCTTGTTCTAGGATTGGTTTTAATTGTTTTGCAGCTTTTTCTCCTGCTTCATCACCATCAAATAATATGTATATATGCGTAACACCTTGGGCTTTAAATGGTAGTAGTTTTTGTTTTGTTGAATTTTGTAGTGTATTTGTTCCAAAGCAGCAGATTGCATTTGTAACTCCCTTATCATAGAGATTTAACATATCAAAAATACCCTCTACTAAAATCAGACTTTTTTCTGGTTTTTCTAAATAGCTAGGATATACTGGTATTTCTATGCCGCCAGGATAATTTATATATCTAGGATTTCCATTACTTAGTGTATGTCTTGCTACAAATACTTGTATTTTATTTGTAATATCTTTAACTGGAAATATTATTCTATCTTGTAGTTTTTCTACTTGATTTGTATAAAATGCGCCAAAGTGCTTTAATGTATTTGCACTAATTCCACGAAATGGTTTTGTCCAAGGAGTATAACCAGGAGGAAATTCTTGTTCTGTAGTTATTCTAAGTTCTTGTAGTTTCTTTTTAAGATTAAGTATTTTAAGTGGTACTGGGTTAGTAAAAATACCAAAATACTTAAAAATATTAGTTTTAAATCCACAACTAAAGCAATGAGCAATACCACTAACACGATCAATTCTAAAGCTAGGATTAGTATCTTCATGGTCTGGATTCAAACATTTTATTAAATAATCTCTGCCACTAACTTTAAAACTTAAATTATTTTTATTTAATATTTCTAGTACTGGATCTGACATAGTTATGCATTCCAGGGTAAATCTGCATCTGAATCATCTTTCTTTTTTGTTGCACGTTTAACTGCTTCTTTGTGTTCTGGTTTATCTATAGTTTGTGGACTAATTCTTAGTGTTTCCCAATCAATAGGACAAGTAAATCGCATTTCTTTACCACCACGAATTTTAGTAGTTTCAAAAGTAATTGCGCCAGTAGTTTTATCATGCGCTTCCATTACTAGTGCTATATCAGCAGCATCAAGAATACCTTTAGCAAATCTAGCTTCGCCGCTAGCATCTATTTGATAGGGACTTACTAGTACAATTTCATATTTTCTAGCTAAATTTTTTAATTTCTTTGATACTTCTATTTGTGGCTTCCAGTCATACATATCACTACCTTCAATTACAATTTGATTTAGGTAGTCTACTACAACTACTTGTAATTTTTCTCCAAACTTAGCTTTTGCTTTGCCTATATGTAAATCAATACTGCTAATAGTTAAATCTCTATCATCAACTATAATCATTTGATTATCAGTTTTTAATTCATGATTTCTTACTAAGTTTTCTTCAAATTTAAATCTATCACGATGTCGCATAAAGTCTAATACAGTTTGATCTGCTTCTTGAAACATACTTGCACGACTTTTTACAACTTTTAATACTTCATCATCAGTTAGTTTATTTTGTTTTAGTCGCTGTAAATCAACACCAGCTAGTATTGATAGATTACGCTCCATAACTTCATAGGCTGTCATTTCTATTGAAAAGTAAATACTTGAAAAACCAGTTTCATACTGATTAACAAAAATATTACTACTTGTAATACTTTTACCACTACCCCGCTTACCGCCTATTAATATAAGTTCTTGTCTAGCAACGCCGCCAAGTACAGCATCAAAAGTATTATTAAGTCCAAGATAAACACGTTCTTTTTCTAGTTCATTAGGATGTCTAAATAACATCATATCGGCCATAGTAAATACTTTCTCACTAGTATGAGTTTTTTCTTCTATGGTCATAGCTATTGTAGCTAAACTTTCTTTTATTTCATTGCTATCGTACAGTGGCAGTTTATCTACAAATTTGTCTAGTAATTTTACAGTTTCATTTTGTGTATATTGATCTATTAAAGCATCTAGTGCTATTTCTGCTGAAACGTCAGGAACTTCCGTTAAGCGAAGAGTTGCTAACGTCTTAGACGCTGGTCCCTCCCTTAACGTAAGTGTTAAATCATCAAATGAAGGTACACTATTGTACTTTTCGTAATGTTTATTGATTACACTATAAAGAGAGCTATACGCAGGGTCTAAAAATACTAGTTTGAGTCTTGCCCATAATTCTAGGTTTTGCTCAGCTAGTAGTTTATGTAAGACTACTGCACTTGTATCCAAGTTTAACCTACTTTCGATTCATTATCTATAATTACTTGATCTATAATTTCTGTTACTTTATAGAGTATTTCTTGTCGTAGTCGTTTAATATCTTGTTGATAGCCCGCATCTCGCTCAAATAGTAAGCTTAGTTGCTCATGCGTTATTAGTTGCTGTAATCCAAAATAAATATGATCATAGGCTAATGTAGATTCTGGATTAATATCTATTTTAGCAGTTTTACCGTAATTTTTAACAGCGTAGGATACTATTTCCTCTATTGTTAGAGATTCATTATCGTGATAAGTAATTGTAACCTTCATTTTAATACTCAAAGTAGAAAAGGCTGGGAGCTTTTTATAACTCCCAGCCCCAGTTATATTGCTAGATTAGGCTGCTTTAGCTTCAGCTTTAGCGCGCTTAGCTGCTCCATCATAGTCTGCAACTTTGATTCCACGACGTGTTAATAGTGTTTTTAATCCACGTTCAGTTTTATCAACTGCAGCTGCAATTTCTGCTACTGTCATACTATGAATTTTTTCACCAAGAGCATTTACAGGATCAACACTCTCTTTAGCATAGCTGTTCTTTTGTGCAGGAATTTTAGCAATTTGACCTTTGCGTGTAAGGCTAAGAGCTTTACCACGAATACTTGCAACTGTTTTGTTGAGTGCAGCAGCAATATCTTCAATATATGCACCACGCTCTGCCATTTGAATAAATTTAGCTTCTTCACTGTCAGTATAAGTACGAGCAATTTCTACTTTTTCTGCAGGCTTTACGCTACCAGTAAGCTCAAGTGCTAGTAATTTACCTTGAATTTGTTTAGCAGTAAATTTGCCATTCATAAACTGCTCAGCAATTTGCTTATAGGTAAATTGTCCACTGTTATTAACAACAAACTCAGCAAGTTCAGCACCCTCATCTTCTGTAAAGGCACTAGTTTTTTCCTTAGCCATGCTAGCTACTTCTACATCAAGTTGACGCAATTTGCTAGCTACACTACGAGGAGTAAATTCTTCACCAAGCTGTTCAGCTGCATACTCTACAGTATCAGGACTAACAGGACGTTGTGTTCCAATAAGACCCATAAGTTGGTTAACTGTAGCATCAGACCATTTTTTTGTTTTTTCAGTCATTATTTAGTTCTCTTAAAAAGTTATCTAAGTTTGTAATAATTTTAATGCCGAGTTCATCGGCTTTTTTACGTTTTGTACTACTTTTATCACCCTCATCAACTAAATAGTCCGTAGTTTTTGTTACAGATTCAGTTATGCTAAATCCATAGTCTGTTAATTTTTTATATGCTTCGGCTTTTGTTTTAAAGGACGATAATTTGCCTGTAATACACACAGTTTTACTATTAGTATTTACTACAGGCATTTCACTATGAAATGAAAAAGGTAAAAATTCTTTCATTTCTGGAAATTCAGTTTCTAGCCAGCTTAAGAGATTTTGAGTTACTTTGTCTCCTAGTCCAGCTTGCTTACAGGTTTCTAAATTGATTTCATCAATATGCTTAACTATTGTAGATATTTTTTTACTAGCTGTATTACCTACTAGTGGTATACTCATGCTAGCTAGGATTTGACTTAATGTAGCACTACGACTACTATCAATTTCTGCTATAAGTTTTTCTGCAATTTTTTTACTGTTTAATTTTTCTGCAACATCGTCTAAGTCTAAATAATATAACTCTGTTATATCTGCTAGGTTTAGCTTTTCAATAGTTTTTGCACCCATGCCTTTAATCTGCATAGTTTTACAAAAATGTTCTACACGTTTACTAAGTTGAGCACTGCAAGCCTGATTTCTACAAAATAATTGATCGTTTACTAATTCTAGTTTATAGTTGCAACAAGGACAATGTGTAGGTATTTCTATTTTCATAGTTTATTATTTAACTTAAGATAATATTATACAGTATTAACTATTTTTTTACAAGCCAAAATTTTTACTACCCTAAACTGGATAAATTTAAGCATCTACTTTGTGTAGTATGCAAGGTATAATTTCACCACTGCGTACAACTGCTACACGATCTCCTAGTTTTAGATCTAGTGCTTCAATAAAACCTGGATTATTTAAGGTTGCGCGACTTACTAGTGCATCACCAATATATACTGGTTCTAGAATTGCTACTGGTGTTACTTTACCTGTTTTACCTACTTGCCATTCAACTGACACTAGTTGAGTTTCTACGTGTTGTGCACGCTGCTTTAGTGCATATGCCCCACGAGGATGTTTACTAGTATAACCTAATTGTTCAAATCTATGATTATCTACTACTCGTACTACTAATCCATCTGTGGGATAAATTTTATCTAAGTCGGGTTCTATAACAGTATTAAATCCACAATCTTTTAGCCAAGTCATATCATCTATCCAGCTATTATAAAGTCTAGGACTTATTTGATATGCAAAAAATTGTATGGCACGAGTACGAAATTCTGCTAAATCTTTTAGATTAAGAGAACCTGCTGCATAATTACGAGCATTTTCTATATGTTTTGGTGCTACAATTTCGCCTGTAATTTGTAGTTTTTGATTACTATTTATTTTTAGTGGAACTAGATTACCAAATTCGTACATTTTATCAGTAATCAATTGGCCTTCAACACCATCACCACGAGTAATCGCCATAGCTAAGTTGCCGTGTAGATATAACAAGCTAATAGCAGCTCCATCTAATTTAATACTACTAGTAACCTCTTCATCTTTAAGCGGATTTTCACGAGCTTCATCTTCATACCACTTTTGTAGGCTATACATTTGATAGGCATGTTTAGCCTTGTGGCTGTGTACTTGTGCACCCACCTTATTATAACCACAGCTATCTGCTAAAATATCAAATGCTAAATCAGATAAAATTGGATTACCTGCATAGTATGCTTCGCTAGCTTTATCTAAAAATTTGTGTAATTTATTCATAAATTATATTATAGCAGTTTATAGTAGAGATTTCAAGTTATTTTTTACTTATGTTATCATAGAAAAATTTTATTACTTCTTGGCCTTCAGCCTTGCTGCAAATATCTAGTAAACTATAAAGTAATTGATAAATATTTTCTATACTAGCAGGGATACTTATACCTTCGCGACTAGCCTGCCATTCGCCTTCATAGGTTAAAAAGTATTTTCTAATGTGCAAATAGGTAACTTCTTTAAAGTCACTTACTACTAGTCGAACTTGAAAACCTTTTTCTACATTTTCTTCTATTAGTCGTTCGTACAATATATTACTGGTCATACCATAACACCAATTTTTCTTAAGTGTTCTAGGCTAGCAAGCTCATAGGCTGGTTGCCAACACCACTGCAACCAACGCTCGCTTAATAGCCATAGTGAGTACACATACCCATGTTTAGGGTCTAACTTTTCACTTTTAATTTTAGCCATACTGTCGTAGCGAGCACTATAAACTATTTCTCCAGATTGAAATCTATCACGTACAGCTTCATCTGGTATGAGTTGTGGTGTAAAATAATTATGACCTGGTTGACGAATTGGTACACTATTATCTATTAGAACTTGTTTGATAAGATGTGAACCACGATAAGTCATTTTACTAATACTTTCAACAGTTGCACCACTTAAGTATTCTTGAATAATATTAATACGTTCACTGTCAGTTAGTGGTTTACCACGTAATTTTGCTTTTTGTTCAGCTATACGTTGCTGTTTTTGCTTAAATTCTTCAATAATGCTAGCAAGCCTAGTTGTATTGTAGGCCATACCCAATATTTGACAAGCGTCTTTTTTAGTAATAGGCTTACCATCCTGTGGTTCTAGTAGACGAATAACTTTTGTAATATTTGCATCTGTCATTTTTTCTAGTTCAAGATCAGTTTTACGACGCTTTGCCACTTATTTCTCCAATAATAAAAGGCGGCACTAGGCCGCCACTATTAAGCTGCTTTTAATACTTGAGTAAAGTAGACTGCTGCTTTACCAGTCAATTTGCTAAGAATGTCATCATCAATAGGCCCACCCTTTGCTGTAATTGCTGCCTTGAGTTCAGCAATGCTAGTTTCTTTTGAGACTCGCTTACTACCGCTTTCTGTCGCAGTTTTAGTTGTCTTAGCTGAACCGGTACTGGGGTCTTTTTTAACATATACGCCAGCCTGTACGAGCACCATGCGTACGCCATTAGGTGACATTTCAATTTCTTCTGCGATGTCTTTGCAGATTTCAGTTGAACTTTCAGGTGTTGGACCTGCTTGTTCATACATTTCAATAACTTTAGCTTTGAGTTCATCTGTCCACGCTGTTTGAGTTGCCATGTTTTTCCTTTAATGTAAATTTATATTATTTATTGGGTTTAGGGTTTTTAAGAGATCTTGTTCTAGTAATTTATTATACATAGCTTCATTACTAGCTACAATAATATATAATAAATCTGAAGGTACTAAACTGTCTGGCAATTCATGTAATTGTTTTGCATTTTCTATACATAGTTGTTCTAATTTAGATCTGAATTGCATACAGTTTTTTACTGTTTCATGGAGTTGAATACTGTCCCATATTCTAAATGGTTTAGACATATTCTACTTGAACATTTGTCATAGCTTCTGGCTTAAATCGCCTGTAGTTATGTTTAAGATCAAAATCAACAAGAAGTTGCATAGTTTCTTCATGTTGACGACGACGTAATTCTCCCATTGTTTGGGAAAATTTAGCAAAACTATCACTATCAAGCTCACTAACGTCCCAGCCTTCTACAAACTTGTTGGGAGTTACAAGTTCAATAACAGCACGTTTGCTAACCGAACCATCTTGTTTAGTATAAGTAAATTCAAGTAGTTTCACTGTTTGTTTTTCCTTGTTGACTAAAATAATATTATATATGATAAAACATATATAATCAATAAAAAATTTTTAGTCTTGCTTTAAGATTTCATTACGTAATGCTTCATAAAATAGTTTGCTGTGTTGATTGCTAAAAAGTGCTACAAAAATTGTAGGAGCAATAAATGTACTAATAGTAATATATACTAGTGAGCTTAATACAGGACTTCTAGTAAAACTATTAATTATGCCTTGTTGTTTAGCTTCTCTAACGGCTGGCATATAATAAAATAACCAAGCACATATACTAGTTGCTAGTGCAAAAACTAAGTATATGATTAACCAATCCATGTAGGTCTGCCCTTACCATCATGTGCTCTAGTACCAATACTAAAACTAACACGACTAGTTTGATTGACCTTGATGAGACCAGTTGACTTATTATAACCACTTAGTGCTTCTTGCTGAATCTTGTGATTACTATTAAACATATCCATATTAACCTTTCCGGCAAACTCTTTAAATAGTTTTGCCACTCTAATATTGCCGCTAGTCCAAACAGGAGTTTTAGGAGTTTTACGGCGATATTTAATTGATGATAGTGCTTGTCTTGCACAACTATCATTAGTATGAGTTTTTAAATGACGATTTAGTTTTCGTTTACGATTTGTTTCCCATACCTTATTACTTTGATACCTAGACCAATAATTTTGGTCACTTTTACTACTGGTTTTGCCCTTTGCCATCTATACCTCAATATAGTTGATATATGCACTCCAATTATCCCAAACCCAGTCCTGTACTTCTTCAGGCATTGA